GGACTGCACAAGCCGTCGCAAGTCGGTTAGTTCCTGCTGGAATTCCCATTACAGATATGGATGGGGCGATATATGCTGAATCGTGTGATCGGTGGTTAGGCGCAATCAATTCCCATCGATTACAGCACGGGGGTCAAGACGAACTGACCCAACAAACACTTTCCGCTGCGAAACTGCCCTATGGGGATGGGTCATGGATCATCGGAAGGCGTGCAAGTAGAGTCGCAGTTTGTGCAGCTGTGGCATCTGCTTTAGCAACCTATTTTGCAACACAGGTAGAAACGGAAGTTGATATACAAATAGCATAATATATTGACTTTATGGTATATTATATGCTAATGGGATTATTTGATAGATTTTTAACAAACACCGTAATCACACCGACAGTTGATGTCGCTGCCGCCAATACGCCTTACAATTTACAGTCAGCTGTTGGCGGATTATTTTATGGAGCACAAACAGCAACTAGAGAACAAGCTATGTCTGTTCCATCTGTTGCAAGAGCAAGAAACATAATTTGTAGCACAATTGGTTCATTACCTTTAGAAACTTATAATCATTTTACAAAAGAACATATTGAGCCAAATAGAGTTATTATGCAACCAGATCCAAGAGTTGCAGGATCAGCAATTTATGCATGGATCGCTGAGGATTTATTATTTCATGGTGTTGCTTATGGTCAAGTTTTAGATTCTTATGCTGCATCTGATAACAGCCGAGTAAGAGCATGGACAAGAGTCGCGCCAGATAGAGTTACTTATAATCTAAATGCAAATCAAACTGAAATTACTTCATACATGGTTGATGGAATGCATGTTCCGGCATCAGGTATTGGATCTTTAGTTGTATTTAGCGGATTAGATGAAGGTGTATTAAATCGAGCAGGTCGAACAATTAGAGCTGCGCAAGAATTAGAAAAAGCTGCGGAATTATACGCAAAAGAGCCAGTTCCTACAATGGTGTTAAAATCAAATGGAACAAACTTAACTCCAGAGAGAATTACAAAACTTCTTGAGTCATGGAAAGTTGCAAGAAACACTAGAGCAACTGCATTCTTAAATGCTGATGTTGAATTAAACGCACTTGGCTTCGATCCACAAAAATTACAGTTAAATGAAGCACGCCAATACCTAGCAACTGAAATAGCAAGAGCAGTTGGCATTCCAGCATCATTCTTATCTGCTGAAACTACCAGCATGACTTATAGCACGACTGTTATGGAGCGCAAAGCCCTTATTGACTTTAGTTTAAGAAATATCATTACTCCAATAGAGCAAAGATTATCTGCTGCTGATTTTGTGCCAAATGGCGTTGAAGTTCGATTTGATATTGATGATTTCTTGCGTGGTTCAGCATTAGAGCGTGCGCAAGTTTATGAAATCCTAAACCGCATTGGCGCGATGAGCGTTGAGCAAATCCAAGAGGAGGAGGACTTAATCCGATGAAGATTGATTTCCCAATAACACTAACCGCAGCCGATAGCCGTAAGCGCACAATCTCAGGAACAATTGTAACTTGGGGCGAGCGCGGAAATACATCTGCTGGAGCAACAGTATTTGAAAAAGGATCAATTGATTTTTCAAAGCCAGTTAAATTATTGCTAGAGCATGACCGCACACGACCAATTGGTAAATTAATGGATATTACAGCTGATGATGCTGGTATCGAAGCAACATTTAAGATTGCCGGAACTATTGCTGGCGATGATTCTTTACTTGAGGCAGCCGAAGGCCTACGCGATGGATTTAGCGTTGGCGTAATGGTTGATGACTGGAAAAACAAAGATGGCGTTATGTCAATAAGTGCAGCCAAGTTAATTGAGGTTAGTTTAGTAACCGATCCTGCAATTGATAGCGCAAGAGTTGCCGATGTCGCAGCAACAGAAACACCAACAGAGAATTCCGAAGCAACCGCTGAGGATACAACAACACAGGAGGACAAAGTGTCTGATATAACTTCAGATGCTCCTATCGCAACCGAAGCGGTAGAAGCTGCAAAGTCTGAGCCTGTGGCAGTAGTAGCAGCGCAGTCAGTTGCTTACACAAAGCCACGCTCACCAATCACAAACAAAGCAACATACTTAGAGCATTCAGTTCGTGCTGCACTAGGTAACGATGAAAGCCGTCAGTATGTAATGGCTGCTGATACCACAAGCAATAACTCAGGTCTAATTCCAACACCACAGGCTACAGAAATCATCAATGGTATTTCAAATGGCGATCGTGGATCAATTGATGCAATTTCAAGAGGTGTATTACCTGCATCTGGTATGACATTTGAGATTCCAAAGATCACAGCTGCACCAACAGTTACTGAGGAAGCAGAAGGCGCAACAATTGACGAAAACGATCAAGCATCAAGCTTCGTTACAGTAAATGTTAAGAAATTTGCTGGCCGTCAGACATTCAGCGTTGAGCTTCTTGACAGAAGTTCTCCAGCATTTTTTGATGAGTTAGTTCGTCAAATGGAGTTTGCTTATGCAAAAGAAACAGATAAGTTTGTTGCTAATGGCATCATCTCATCTGGTTTAATTGCTACAACAGCACAGGACAACACAGCAGCAGGACTTCTTGCTTATGCTGCACAAGCTGCTCAATTAGTTTATTCAAACTCATTGGGATTTGCTCGCAACATCGTAGTTTCTCCAGAGCAATGGGGTAACATCATGGGCTACAACGATTCTGGTCGCCCAATTTACAATGCTTCAAATCCACAAAACGCAGGTGGAGCAGTAGGACCACAATCACTTCGTGGGAATGTTGCCGGACTTGATCTTTATGTATCTCGTTCACTATCAGCTCTAACATACACAATTGGCGATGGATCAATGTTTGTAATTAATCCAGAGGCTTATACATGGTATGAGAGCCCACGCTTACAACTTCGTTCCGATGTAACTGCAACTGGTCAAGTATCTGTTGCTTACTACGGATACGGAGCATTAGCAACAAAAATTGCCAACGGATCAGTTCACTTCAACAAGAACTAATCAATTTAACTGAGTGCCTATGGTTGCTCCCGATCATAGGCATCCTTTAATGGGAGTAAGGAGATGACATGCCAAGTATAATTACAGCCACCGAGTTGCGATCTGTGCTTGGTGTGTCATCATCCTTGTATAACGATGCTTACTTAAATCAAATTATTGATACAGCAGAAACAGTTATTCTGCCAATGCTAGTTACATTCAAAAGCCCAGTTCAAAAAGTGTCGCTGACTGATAATGTCGCCACTTTCACTACACTAGGAATTCATGAATTTACCGAAGGACAATCAGTTGTCATCACAGGATGCGGAACACCTTACAATGGAACAAGAACAATACTTGCAGACAATCTTGGCGAGTATACCTTCTCAGCTGCAATCACAAATGCCGACATCAATGAAGCAAATGTTATTCCAAGTGGAGTTGCCACTTTATCTGGAGCATCAACTTATGTTGGAAACGCAGCTGTTCAGTCAGCGGTTTACACAGTTTCAGTAGAGGTTTTCCAAGCAAGACTTGCCGGTGGTGGACAAATCGAAGGAGTAGATTTTCAGCCTACACCTTTCAGAATGGGTCGTTCATTATTTAATAAATGTGTAGGTTTATTGGGTAGTTATATGGATACTGAAAGCATGGCTCAATAGTGCCTAATGAAACAATCCTTCAACAGATTCGCACACCTTTAGCAACTGCCTTATCTAGCGTTGCTGGAAATGTTTATGCTTTTGTGCCTGAAACAGTTATTCCTCCAGCAGTAGTAGTTGTTCCAGATAGCCCATATTTAGAATTTGAAACAATTAACAAAAGCAATATCAGAGCAAAAGTTAATTTTACTATTTCAGTTGCAGTTGCTTATAACAGCAACCCTGCATCGCTCGACAATATCGAGCAATTAATAATCAGCGTTCTGGCAGTTATTCCTGGTGGATATATTGTCAGCTCGGTCGAAAGACCAACAGTTACCACAGTCGGAGCATCGACTTTGCTTATCGCAGATGTTCGAGTATCTACCTACTACACACGCACAGTCTAAGGAGAAATAATCATGGCAACAGTAGTAATCACTGGTCGCGATATTTCGTTGTCTTTCACAGGTGGAACAGACATCGAAGCGCAAGCAACCAGCGCAGTATTAACAAAAGTCAATGAGCGTCAGGAATACCAGACACTTGATGGCACAGCTTATAAGACCACAAACATTTCAGGAACATTTGCATTATCAATGTTGGCTGACTGGGGCAAGGCAAACTCAGTTTGCGAGGCTCTATGGACAGCAGCAGAAACTGCTCCAGATACAGACATTACAATTACTCTTACAGCTGCAACTGGGGCACAATTTCAATTCCCAGTAAAGCCAGAATTCCCAACAGCAGGTGGATCAGGAATTGATGCACAAACTGTTGATTTTGAATTCACAGTTTCAGGTGGAGCAGTAACAGAAACATTTAGTTAAGAAATAGAAACGGGAGCAAAAAATGAAGTTACCAATTACAATTGAATATAACTCAGGCGAGCAAGCCACTTATGTAGCCCAACCGCCTGAGTGGGCAAAGTGGGAAAAGACAACTGGTCATACCATAAGCCAAGCAAAAGAAAAACTTGGTATGTGGGATCTAATGTTTTTGGCTTATAACGCACATAAGCGAGAAGCAGCAGGAAAGCCAGTAAAAGGTTTTGAAATATGGATGGAAACAGTTGCCGATGTAATTGTCGGTGATGCAGACCCAAAAGTCATCCAGCAGGAAGCCTAAGCAGATTATTGGTTGAGTTGGCAATAGCCACACAAATACCAATGAGCGAATGGGTTGATTCAGACGACATTTTGACAGCGATAGAAGTATTGGAGCAGAGGTATGGCAAATGAAACAATCGCCTACAATAAAAAAGACCTGCGCGATATTTATAAGGCTTTCAAACTTATGGATGAACAGGCTACTGATGAAGCACGCCGTCAATCTGCTGCTTTGGCGTATTTTGCATCTGAGGAAATCAAGCAAGCAGCTAGAGGTAGAACAAAGGCTGGCGCGGTTGCGCAAAGAGTCGCGGATGGCGTTAGCATCTCTAAATCGAGCAAAATCGGTGAGTTCCGCTATGGATTCGCTAGACAAAAGTTTTCAGGTGGTGCTACTACGCAAACCCTATGGGGTGGTGTTGAGTTTGGTTCAAATAAATTTAAACAGTTCCCTACATATTCTGGACGGCAAGGTCGTGGATCTCGCGGATGGTTCATTTATCCAACCCTTCGCAGAATTCAGCCTGAATTGATTAACAAGTGGGAAGAAAGTTTTACTCGCATTATTAAGGAATGGGTCTAATGGCAACCGGTAATAGAACATTAAAGTTATCGATCCTTGCCGATGTCGATGACTTAAAAAAGAAGTTAGGCGAAGCTGATAAAGCCGTAGAAACTAACTCAAGCAAGATTTCAGATTTTGGAAAGAAGGCTGCTGCTGCTTTTGCTGTCGCTGCCGCTGCTGCTGTTGCCTATGCTGGCAAATTAGCCGTTGATGGGGTCAGGGCTGCGATAGAGGATGAGCAAGCACAATTAAGGTTAGCCAATGCCCTAAGACAGGCCACAGGTGCTACTGATGCCCAAATAAAGGCAACTGAGGACATGATCCTAAAAACATCTTTAGCCACAGGTGTTGCAGATGACAAATTGCGTCCAGCCATGCAGAGATTGGCAGTATCTACAAAATCTACCGAAGAAGCCCAAAAGTTATTAACTTTGGCTTTAGATATTAGTGCTGCATCAGGTAAAGATTTAGAAACTGTTGCAAATGCTTTAGGTCGTGCTCAAGATGGTAATCAAGCAGCACTTGGTAGATTAGGTCTTGGATTATCTAAGGCTGAACTTGCAACATTATCTTTTACCGAAGTTCAAGCCAAATTAGCAGAGTTATATGGTGGCGCAGCAGCTACAAATGCTGAAACTTTTCAAGGAAAGATTGATCGCCTAAAAGTAGGATTTGATGAAGCAAAGGAAAGTTTAGGCGTTGCTTTATTGCCAGCAGTTGAGCAATTTATTACATTCTTAAACGATCAAGGCATTCCAACCCTAAATGCTTTTATTGCAGGATTAACTGGTGATGAAGGATTAAGTGCTTCACTTACTGAAACTCAAAGAGGTGCTGAAAGTTTTGGAAAAGCAATTGGCGTAGTTAGTGGGATCATTTCAGGATTTATTACATTCTTGCGTGAGGCAATTGGCTTAGTCGTATCTTTAGCCAATGAGTTAATCAGAGTTGTAAATATCATTCCAGGCGTTAATGTGGGTTCATTACCTAATCCAGCACCATCAGCTGGCAGATCATCATTACCTAAAGTACCTAGTTCAACCGGTAATTTTGGCGGTGGCGGTATGGGTCAGATAACAAACATTACAGTTAATGCAATCGATGGCGAAGGTGCTGCAAGAGCTGTTGCTAAAGTTGTTAATGATAGTGCAGCAAGATCAAACCCATATCTTTCACGAGCAGCCGTTAAGCCATAACCATGAGCGTCTGGACACCAGATTGGAAATTGACTGTCGGTGGGGTTGATTATACTGACATAGCGATAAGCGATATTCAGCATGAATCTGGTCGAACTGACATTTATTTACAGCCAAATCCATCTTATATTCAAATAAGTTTAGTTGCCTTAAATGGTCAAACATTACCTTTTGACATTAATGACAGTTTAGATTTACAGGTCAAAAACAGCGCAGGAACTTATGTAAGCCTATTTGGTGGCGACATTACCGATGTAAGTGTTACTGTCGGTGCTACTGGATCGATAGCCACAGTTGTCGAATACACCATTATTGCAATGGGTTCACTTGCAAGAATAGCCAAAGAAATTTGGAATGATAACATTTCTCAAGATGAGGATGGCAACCAGATTTATGAAATTTTGTCTAGCGTATTGCTTGGCACTTGGAACGATGTTCCATCAGCTACAACTTGGGCAACTTACAATGCAACTGAAACTTGGGAGAATGCAGTCAATTTAGGACTTGGCGAAATAGATCAACCAGGTCTTTATACAATGACTGCTCAATCAAATTTAACTGACACAATTTACAATGTTGTTGCAGATATTGCCAATTCTGCTTTTGGTTACATTTATGAGGATAATGCAGGAAACATCGGTTATGCAGATGCAGACCACAGGCAAAACTATCTGCTCACAAATGGTTATGTTGATTTAGATGCCGGTCATGCTTTAGGTGCTGGCCTTTCCACAGTTATGCGCTCAGGTGATGTTAGGAATGATATTTATATCAATTATGGCAATAACTTTAATTCACAGGAAACTGCCACAGATGCCGCTTCAATTGCCCTTTATGGCTACAAAGCAGAAACTATTAATTCAAGAATTCAAGGTTCAGTAGATGCTCAAGCAATTGCTGATCGGTATATCGCTCAAAGAGCATACCCATTACCTAAGTTCCAATCGATTACTTTCCCAATCACTAACCCTGAAATCGATAATTCAGATCGTGATGCTTTATTAGGCGTGTTTATGGGAATGCCAGTTTATTTGGCTAATCTACCAACCCAAATATCAGGTGGCACATTTGAAGGATATGTTGAGGGCTGGTCATGGAGCACGCGATTTAATGAGCTGTTTTTAACAATCAATGTTTCACCAACCGCATTTAGCCAAGTGGCGATGCGTTGGAATACGACCCCAGCCACAGAGGCTTGGAACACAATAGACCCAACATTAACTTGGGAATACGCTACAATAGTGGCATAAAGGAGAATATGAACTAATGGCTACCACCCCGAATTATAGCTGGATTATGCCCGATCCGACAGATCTTGTAAAAGATTTGCCAGCGGATTTTGCAATATTTGGTAATGCTGTCGATTCAACAGTTAAGACGAATGCTGATGCAGCAATTGCTAAAACTATTGTTGATGCTAAAGGCGACATCATCGCAGCCACAGCAGCCGACACAGTTTCAAGATTAGCGGTTGGTGCAAATGACACAGTATTGACAGCAGACTCATCAACAGCAACTGGATTAAAATGGGCTGCCCCAGCAGCAGGTGGAATGACTTTAATTTCCACAACTACATTAACAGGTTCATCAGTAACATTAAGTTCAATCCCACAAACATATAATAATCTCCAATTAATTGTAAGAAGTTTTAGACCTTCCGTAGATGGCAATGATTTGTTATTGCGAGTAAATGGAGATTCAGGGGCTAACAGGCACACGACTGGCCAAGACAATGCAGGTGATGCCTTAACATTTGATCAAAGTTATTGGCAGGTTGCAAGAGGACAAGACAACGGCACAGACAATAATTTGGCTTATGTTCAAATTTTAGATTATACGAATACAGCCACTAGAAAAATTGGACAGATAACCTCTGTAAGCAATAATCAAACTACAACAACTAATTTTAATTTTGTAAATAATTCTGTTTTTTTTAACCAAACACCGGCAATAACCAGTCTTGTTTTACTAGTGGGAACCGGCAGTTTTACATCAGGCACAGCGCTACTTTACGGAGTTAAATAATGACAACTACAAAACCACAAGTAAAAATTGTTAATTGTGAAACTGGCGAGGAAATTGTCAGAGATGCAACTGCTGCTGAAATTGCTCAAATCAAATTAGATGCTGATAACGCAACAGCAATAAAAGCCGAAATTGAAGCAAAGGCAGCACAACGCCAAGCAATTCTTGATCGTATTGGTTTAACTGCTGATGAAGCTAAATTGATTCTTGGCTAATGAAGCCTTACCTATCCAAAGCTGCTGATACTTTACGCGATCAAGTAAATGATACTTTCGTGGATCGCAGCAGGAAAGCTGATGGATGGATCGGTGATCTTAAGCATCAATCAAGGAAGTCCGACCATAACCCAAGACCATCAGGTGAAGTATGCGCGATCGATATTGACGCTGGCTTATCTGACGAGCAAGGGATTAGTCATGCTTTGGCAGATCAACTTCGACTCACAGCAAAAAAAGATAAGCGTATTTCTTACATAATCCATGCTGGTAAAATATGTTCAGGTAAATCGCTATGGCGTTGGGTTAAGTATCGCGGCATTAATCCACATCATAAGCATATTCATATTAGTTTTAAGCCAAACCAAACTGGCGAGAAGTTCGACATCCCACTACTGAAAGGCAATTAATGAAACTAACTAAAAAACACAAAGCAGCAATTAAGTCATATTTAAGAGCTGTCGCAGCTAGTGGGATAACAGTTGCTTTAGCAATAGTTGCTGACATTCATCCAGCCTATGCAACTTTGCTTGGTGCAATTGTTGCGCCTATTGCAAAGGCATTAGATCCAAAGTCTGGGAGTGAAGCAGATTATGGCCTTAGCGAAAAATGACACCGAACGAATTAGTCGCATTTGGCGTTGGCGTTATAAGTATCGCAACCGCTTTATTGCTGGCTCTACGATGGGTTATTAAAAGTTTCCTAAGTGAACTTAAGCCTAATGGTGGCAGTTCTATGAAGGATCAATTAAATCGACTTGAAAAGCGTGTCGATGATCTATTTACAATAATTAGCAAGTCATAATTTAATCATGGCGAACACACGGAAACACACTAAACGAAAAAAAGTTAACCGGAGAGTAGTTCGCCACACTCCTGAGCCTTTAAGTAAATTAGAGGTTTTTTATATTGCCAAACATGAAATGTTCAGAGCTGCACGCAAGGCTGGATTCAATGAGTCATGTGCGCTTTATCTAATGGATAATCCTGAGTCCATGCCTGACTGGATTGTAGGCGATAAAGGGATCATTCCAACTATTCCAACTCCAGATGAGGATGACGATTAAGCGATACTTGGTAATCTCGGATTTACAAATCCCATACCACCATGAAACAGCTGTAAAAAATGTCATTAAGTTAGCACGCAAAGAAAAGTTTGATTCCGTTCTTTGCGTTGGCGATGAAATCGATTTTCAGACAATTAGCCGTTGGGCTGAAAAAACTCCGCTTGCCTACCAACAAACCCTTGATTCTGATCGTAAGGCAACCCAAGATATTCTTTGGGCTTTAACTGAAAATGCTAAAGAAGCTCATATTGTTAGATCAAATCACACAGATAGACTTTACAATACTTTATTAAAAGTGCCGGGCTTGATTAGTTTGCCTGAGCTGCAATACTCAAAATTTATGGATTTCGATTCACTTGGCATAACTTTCCACAAATCATTCTACGAGTTTGAAAAGGGCTGGATCTTGGCTCATGGCGACGAAGGTAACTCAAATCCTAACGCCGGCATAACTGCCCTAAATCTGGCCAGAAAGGCCGGTAAGAGCGTTGTTTGTGGCCATACCCATAAGTTAGGTATGTCAGCCTTTTCTGAGGGCTTAGGAGGCCATTACAGGCCTTTATATGGCATTGAGGTAGGAAACCTTATGAACAAGGCAAAAGCCTCTTATACCAAAGGCTTAGCCAATTGGCAGATGGGTATTGCTATCCTTGAATGGAATGGCAAAAACATGACTCCAACCCTTATTCCGATTAATAAAGATGGCTCATTTACAGCTTTAGGAAAGAGTTATGGGGCGTGAAACCGATTATCGGGATAGGACGATTGATGACCATATCGATGACTTTGAGGATATTGGCGTTATCTAATCGTTATAAAACACGCGCCAAGAAGTTATTGCGCTGTCGGTAAATATCGTCATACTAATCCCAACGCAAACAAATGTTTTGCGGAACGGGAGCAAGCATGGAAATACTAGGAATGTGGTTATTAATTGCCGGAAGCATGGCAGTTGCATGGTGGCTGATAAAGCACACAAATAATGAACACTACGAAAACGGGTATTGGTCTGGCCGTCAAGATGGGTGGCGTGCTAGTTTAGAACACCAAGAGCGCGTAAGAAAAATGAAGCTAGATCAGGTTTTTGATTATGACAAAAACTGAGGATCTGTTGAATGAAGTCATTGCTACAATCCAAGATCGTGGAAGTGTCTATGGACACCCATACTACAATCACAAAAGAATCGCAGGATTGTGGAGTGCATATCTTGATTACCCAATCACACCACACCAAGCTGCTTTATGTATGGCGTTGGTCAAGGTTTCTAGGCTTACTGAAACTCCAGATCACTACGACTCAATTAAAGACTTTGTCGCCTACGGTGCTATCTATCGCACAGTCCTCGAAGCAGTCCAAGACCAAGATTTTGAATGGAAGGAATAATGTTTAATTTAGATAACTATGAAACAGTTGAATCAAGATTGGAAAAATGGCATGAGAAATACCCTGATAATCGTATCGAGACTGAACTCATTGAAGCGAATGACAAACGGTTCATTGTATTTGCCAAGATATTCAAAACTGAAGCTGATCAGAAGCCATGCGCAACTGGTCTTGCTTTTGAGATCATTACGGAGAAGGGTGTTAATTCAACTTCTGCATTGGAGAATTGTGAGACTTCAGCGATCGGTCGTGCGCTCGCAAATGCTGGTTTCGCAGCTAAAGGCAAACGCGCTTCAAGAGAGGAAATGGCTAAGGTAAATAATAATCAGCCAAATGAATACGAAAAGAAATTACAGGAAAGGCGTTATGGTGCGCCTGGCACTAAATCCGCAGCTGTTGAGGATGCTTTAAGAGCTTCATTTGCAGTTGAGAATAAGCAAGATGATCCACAGGCTTGGTCGGTTGCCGAAGCTGTTGATGCGATAGGCAGTTCAACACCTAAAGAGCCACCTGCTTGCGAGCATGGTCATATTTTTAAACAAGGTATTTCTAAAACAGGCAAGCCGTATTATGGTTATGTCTGCAAGGGCAAAGTTACTGAACATGCTAAATGGGCAAAGATGACTGCTAATGGCCATTGGTTCTTTGAGGGAGTTGAATAATGGGATACATCGCCTTCATCAACGGCAAAGGAATGCAAGTAGTCATGGACGATAATGGCGTGCATTTAGAGCAATCAGTTATCAAATGTGAGGTATGCGATGATGATCGAGTATTCAAGGATGGCACATGTTTTAAATGCCACGAATTGATTAACTATGACAAGCCCAACTAGCTTTAAATGTAATGGTTGCAAAAGAGCCACAGAGTTCTTGTGGCTTGATGCCATAGATATGCCTGATGGATTTAAGGTTTATCAGTGCATGGATTGTGGTTGTGTTGGGGTTAAAAATGTAGTTGAGGCTCTAAACATTCCTGACTCAGACATAAGTAGATGCGATAAGTGTGGATCTTGGCAGTTTAAGGAAATGCCATGTCATACATGTAATTTGATTGGAGCAAAGTAATGCCTACTTATGAATATAGTTGCAAACAGTGTGGCACTTATGGATCGATCTTTAGAACATATAAAGAAGATGCAAGTGGCATGAATTGTCCTAAATGCAATACTGAGATGGCTAGGTTATTTACAGCTCCTGGAATTGTGTTTAAGGGAGAAGGATGGGCAGGTAAAACTAAATGAAATTTGCTTATGCTGATCCACCATATTTTAAGCAAGGTAAAAAGCATTATGGCAAGTTGCACGATGAGGCTGAAGTTTGGGATGGCAAACAAGCGCATTGGGATCTAATTGATCGACTAATGGCTGAATATCCTGATGGATGGGCTTTATCATGTAATCCTGCAGATTTATCATGGATGATTAAATATGATGACATTCGTATTTGTGCTTGGACTAAAACATTTCATCAAATAAGACCTACAACTGTTCAATATGCGTGGGAAGCCGTGTTGTTGCATGGTGGTCGCAAAGATAACAAGCGAAAGCTTATGGTTAGGGATTGGATGGCTAGCTCAATTGCTATGCGTAAAGGATTGGTAGGAGCAAAGCCTTTAGTATTTAATTTATGGATATTGGACTTATTAAATTACCAACAAGGAGATCAATTAGATGATTTATTTCCGGGCAGTAATGGCATGGCTGAGGCATTGGCAAAAAGAAATGAGTGAGGCAGGATACGATCAAACATGGAATGACACAGATGACTTACGCATTACGACATGCCGTCTGACCTGCGGTTTTGTTAGATGATTTGGAGGCGTATGCTACCCTTAAACGCAAATTCGCTTTCAGAGCGAAAGGGCGATCTGCGAAGCAGAAAGATCGCAAGGTTTGGTTTGGTGATATCTCTGTCTTTAGGCATGACAATAGCCTTTCAAGAGAATAATTCCGTAGCTCTTAAACCTAAAACTACACACTTCAAACAATACGCATTCATACAGTTAAACCATGATTTCAAAGAGTTCTATTGTCTTGATGAGTTATGGTATAAAGAAAGTCGTTGGGATTTTAAGGCTAAGAATAAAAGATCAAGTGCTTATGGTATTCCACAGCTACTTAATCTAAAAGAAAAAGATCCATTCAAACAGATAGATAGAGGATTGAAATACATAGATCACAGGTATGATGGATGTGCTTGCAAGGCGCTCGCACATCATAAGGCTAAAGGTTGGTATTGATGGCTAAATCAGCATTACGATCCACAGGATCTACCTACCATTGGCGAAAGATTAGAGCAAAGGTTTTGTTAAGAGATCAAAACTGTTGTTATTATTGTGGGCAAGAAGCTACAACTGTCGATCATTTACTACCTAGAAGCAAGGGCGGTAATGATTCGATGGATAATCTAGTTGCTGCATGCACTAAATGCAATTATTCAAAGGGTGGGCGTTTTTTTGTGAGGCGTTCGACACCACCGACCCCCATGTTGGTTTCTAACCCACAAAACACCTCGATCGCCCACGATCAGACTGGATCGCTTTGAATAGTTTTGAAAAAGATTTAATAAGTTCTATTCAGGCTCAATCAGAATTAGGAGGTGTGAAAACACCGCGTATTCACTCTCCTTTGAATGATTTGCCGTCTAAAGGTCAAGAAATGATCGACTTTGCAGCTGAGATCGGTATCCCATTAATGGATTGGCAAAAGTTCGTAGCTATTCACGGCCATAAGGTCAAGCCAGATGGTAGGTGGCATCATTCTGAGGCTGGACTTTTGATTGCACGCCAGAATGGTAAGTCCACATTTATGATGTTGAGGATATTGTGTGGCATGTATGTTTGGGGAGAAAACCTACAGCTATCATCCGCTCACCGATTAACTACATCACTTGAAACATTTAGGCAGATGGTTTCCCTTATTGAGTCAAACGATAAATTGGCAAGTGAAGTAAAAAAGATTAGATGGCAACATGGTGCTGAAGAAATGGAATTAAAGGGTGGTCGCAGGTTTGTGGTAAAAGCAGCCAACAATGCTTCAAGAGGTATTTCTGCTCCATCAACTATTCATTTGGATGAATTAAGAGAATACAAAGATGAGGATGCTTGGTCATCAATGCGATACACAATGATGAGTTCCAAAAATCCGCAAGTTTGGATTTACAGTAATGCTGGAGATCAGCATTCCGTGATCCTTAATAAACTAAGGGAGCGTGCATTAGCAGCCAGCACAAATCCTTTAGACACGATAGGTTGGTTTGAGTGGAGTGCCGAACCTGATTCGCCAATTACCCTTCCGTCGGGTGAAATCAATTGGCCAGCATTCGCTCAAGCCAATCCGTCGCTTGGAACAACAATTCATCCAGATAACTTAAAAGCAGTTATTAATGATCCGCCTG